TGATGTCGATTCTTTATTTGTATTACGTAAAGCATCTATGTTAGATAACAATAAGTCTGGTAAATCTTTATACGCTAACACTGAAAGAGGATTTGAATATAATGGTGACCTTATATTAGGCATTGAGGACTCTATAAACATAGAAGATTTAGATACAGTGCAAGATGTTTATGACGAAGCATCTAAAGAGTTTAGTGAGCTTTTAATAATGCAACGTGAAGAAAATGCAAAGAAAGATACTAATAAAGAAGTTTTAAAATCTATAAACGAAGACATTACTGAGGTTAATAAAACTCGTGATATGGCTAGAACAATCATGTCTGCAATGCGTAAGAACAGAATGCTTGACATTTACATAGATGTTATTGAGGATAAGAAGAATAGAAGATCTATGATGACGCCTATTGATATGAATAACTATAAAGGCGTTAATAGAAAAACTTCTGATGGTAAAAAGCTTCCGTCTGTATTTGATGCGTTGAGTGATGCGTTAGGAGTAAAGATACAATCTAACCATGCCCAATTGTATAGAGATATTGATTTATCAGATCCGTTAGGAGAAAGATACATGCATCAGAGTAATAAAGAAGGTGCTATACTAACTGGAGTATTTGCAAATAATATGAAAGTTCTTATCTATGGTAGAAAAGGTAAGGAAGGAAGTGAAGACTCAAATGTATATTTTGGAGATGAAGAAAACAGACTGTCATATAAAATTGATGGAACTGAATATTCTGAGTTAACTATAAATGCTAAAGGAACAGACATTACAGGAGAGATAGTTGATGAGTATACATACGGTACATTAGACTCTTCTTTGAATGCTTCGATTGACAACGCCAATGAGCAGATTCTAAACATTGTAAACCTAACTGGTAATACTGCTAGCATGTTTACTATTATGATAGGACAAGGGGTTCCATTAAACAAAGCGGCATTCTTTATAAATCAACCTGCTATTAGACTTGCGTCTAAAGCCCTAGGTTCTAGGATGACAGCTAAGCTAGATCTAATTGAGCAAGCTATAATAGCTAAACTTGATGTACCTAACGATGAAAAGTTACAAGGAAGATTAGATAACATTGAATTAAATACTAAAGACTTAACAGATGGTGTTAAGAGAACTGATATACTAAAAGATGTATCTGCAGAAACACAACTTGGAAAATCTGATAAAGAACTTTTATTCCAGTTAAAAGTACTAAGACTTGGTAAAGAGTTATTAAAATACGACCAGCCTTTAACAGATATGAGTAAGGCTCTTAGTGTGTTACAGGAGCTTCCGGCTACAATTGCAGAGTTTGAAGATATAAAAGAAGCACTAGGTAAGATTATAAGTACAAATGATAAAGGAGTTTTAGAATTTAATAGTGAGTTTAAAATACAAATTCCAGACATTGCTAAGAACTTACCACACTTTAAAGCCGCAATAGAAATTGTAAAAAACTTTGACAGGTTTACAGAGAATGTTTTACACATGGCTTCTCCTGAACTAAAAGAAGTTGCGTCTATAGTTGGTAGACAGTTTGTTACAGACAAAGAGGCTAAGGAAAGTTCTAATGAGAAAAATATTAAGATCCGTACAGAGTTTATAAAGTATATTGCTGCAGGTATTCCTGAGTACTCTACAATTAATGAACCTTTGTATACATACAAAAACAGCCAGTACGGAGGAACAAAAGCATTTATATCTAGATTAGTTGATACTATATCTAAACTGCCTAAGTCTGAAAGATTTAATAATAAGTTCTTAGGTAATCTAGAAGTAAGAAGACAGCAAGGCCGTCCTGTAGGAATTAAGTTTAACGGTGCGGGCGGATTAACTCAAGCAGATTTAATTGAACTATACTCTGACTTTGAAAAATTAGATGCACCTCTTAAAGAAGACTTAGTTAAGTACGCTATAGTCTCTGAAGGTATGACATTTGGTGCAGGTAATATAGGTATTGTTATTAATCCTAAATACTTTGCAAAAGTAGAAAAAGAAAGAACTGCTCTTATGGACAAGATTCTTCCTAGAAAGTCTGCAAGTTCTACACAAATACAGAAAGCAGAATTAATGAGAGCTAATATGTTAAAGCATTTTGAATTACAGTTTGCTTTAAATAACATGGGTAATGTTAAAAGTATATTTTCTAAGAAAACTCCTGATGTTATAAAAGAAAAGCCTGCTCCAAAAGTGTCATCTAAAACAATAAGTAGAAAGGTTAAAGATGGGTTTGCGTATGACTTTAAAATGTTAGACGGACCTAAATATCTTAGAAACGATTACGGAGATCTATATATGAATGTACATACTGAAGCTGCAGAAAATGATACAAATACTACGTATTATCAAAAAGTAGGTAAAGGAAATAGTGCGTCATCTATATACTACTCTTCTGAGTTTGTGATGGAAAATGGTTATAATATAGGTAAAGCATTTAATCCTACTAGACCTGTAATTGCTGTAAATGATATTAACTCAAACAAAGTAGATATATCAGGTAAGTACTACGGATTAAAAGCAGGAATGAAGATTGGCCTTGTAATTAGGGGAGATGAAACTAGATCTAACTTAGTCCTTGCGGATGTTATTAAGGTAGACCCTTCTCAATCTAATACAATTTCACTATCTTTGGCTCCTGAAAGGGAAACAGTTACTGGCGCTGCTTCTACAAAAGAAAATAATATAAACAGTCTAGGAGTGTCCGAAGGGGCGCAATGTTAATATGGCATGTAAGATAAACATAACACCAAAGTTTGGACCTAATAAAGGTAAAGAAGTAGAAAGTTCATTGTTTAATCAAATTATTGAATTGATTAAAGACCCTGTGCTTGCTAAAGAAGCATACTATGATATATTCTCTCCAGAGTTTATTGAGCAATATGGAGATTGGATTAATGATTATGAATCTTACAAAGGAAAGTTAGATGATAACGGAGAACCTATACTTGCAGAAAAAGACACTAATGCTATGTTCCCTGGATTAGAAACTCCTATAGAACTAAGAAACTTTAGTAGAGAATCTACAGAACCTACTGTAGAAAAAGCTATTGAAAAACCTGAAGAGTATTCTGACCCTACGCCTAAAGCTGGTCCTAAGTATTCTAATGTTGTTGACAATTTAGGAAGAAAGAAAGAAGAAGAAGGGCTAAGACTAGATGATCCCAGTGATAAACAGTATAAAGGTAAGAATGGTAAATTATATGACCGTCTTACATCTGTAGTAAAAAAAATAGTAGGTAAAGATGTTGATGTAGAAAGAGCTAGAGTTGCGGCAGAGACTGTATTTAGAAATCTTCGTAAGGATACAGAGACTGATACTATTATTATAGAAAATAAAGAATTAAATTTTGAAGAGCTAGTTAGACACTACGAAAGAAAGTTTAATACTGCTGCGGCATATGGTAGAGCTGTACACAAATACTTAGAATACTATATTACAAAAGATAAAAAACTTTTAACTGAGCTTGCATATATAAGAGCAGCAAAGACTAAGGAAAAAGATGGCATAGACCAAGATGTAATAGATGCAAAGTCTACTAACTGGGTAACTACAAGTAACGTTGCTGAGCTACTTATTGCGCGTTCGGGATACACTAGTACGGATAAAATGTCTGCAGAGGTAATGATACATAGTGATATTTTAGGAATAGCTACACAAGTAGATGGATTATATACACATGATGATAATACTATTAGTCTTGTAGACTGGAAGTCTGGTTCTGCATTCTTGAGAGATAAAAGTACACTGCAACCAATGCCTTACTCTGCAGGTAAAGATCAAGTAAACAATAGTAGATTAAATCAAGCTAAATTAGAAGTTACATTGCGTGCTCTTATTATTAAGGAGCAAACACCGGATGCTAAGTTTAGAGATTTAACTGTACACCACATAGAAAGAAACAACCTAGGCAAAAATCCATACAAAATAGATTTAGAAGACTCTTTAGATATATTATCTAACTTTTTTAAAGATACAGACATTGATAAATGGAATCAACTAAATTCAAAAGGTTTATTTGACTATAAGAACTACAGGGATTATCAAGCAGAAGCTGGTAATATACTGAAGAAGTATGGTAACTTAGCACCAAGAGATCAAATAAAGGCCCTTGAAAATGAGGCAACACTTTTAAGAAATAAGCTTAACTCTAATCAGTCTGCTAATATAGTAAAAGACCAAGACAAACTTGGGCGTATTACTTCAGAGATTTTACTACTTAAAGACCATACTAAGTCAGAAATAGATCCTGACATGATTGCTGAAAAAGAAAGTACTGGAATGCTAAAAGCATTTTTTGGATCTATAGCTAATATAAGTAATAAACACATAGAGCAGTACGGTAAGATATTCCAAGAATCTAGACTTAAATTTTTAGGAGATAAAACTACTGAACAAAGAAAAGCTGATAAACTTTTTAAAGCAGTACAAGATGAGTTCTCTAAGAAAAATGTTCTAGCTGGTATAACTGAAGTAGGTACTCTAGGTGCAATATCCGGTTATGATTATAGAGACATGTATTCTTTTGCATTTAAACATAGAGAAGACGAGTCTGTATCTAAGCCAGGGTTTTATAGAAAAACTGTTGAGGAGGCTAAAGCTGAGCTTGCTTCGGGGGACATGACACAAGCACAATTTAATTTATTAGAATACTTAGATAGTACATGGAGAGGTACCTGGTCAGATGTTATGCTACAAGATGCGTACACAGATAGGTACGGAAACAATGTAAGTTACTCTCAAAGTATGGGGCTTATAGATGACGGATCTCAAAGAGGTATTGTAAATAAAGAAGGAGCATTATCTGAAATGTTTATTCCTCGTTTGCCTCAAGAGTATAGCGAGATGGGGGAAGAATTTTCAGGACTAAGTAGACCTTTGAAAGGTTTATATAAAATGATAAAAGTATTTGGCTCTAGGCAATTTTCATTCTTTGATGAAGAAGAGTATTCTAATTATGATCAAGGTCAAGGTACACTTAACTCTGTTAAGGTTAGATACACAGGAAGTGACTATTCTATTACAGGGCAAAAGCATTCTTTTAATTTAGAGAATATGCATTATTCTTTTATGACTAATATGTATCAAAAGAAACATATGGATTTTGCGCTTGCGTTAGCTGACGGCTTAAAAAGCTTCTATCAAGCTAAGGAAACTGTAGGAGGTACAAAAACTTACGGTCCTATAATTGAATTCTTAGATAAGCATATAGTACAAACATTGCTACAAGAAACCGGTTATAGAGATAACAACTTAACAAAGTACAAACTATCGTTTCAAAACCCTTTCTATCAAGGGCACCCTGGTCAAAGAAAAGCTTACTCAATAAATGTATATAAAGCATTAATGGCATTGAAGAATCTATCTACAGGTTCTGCGTTATTTCTTAAACTAATCGGTGGCTCATTTAATGGATTACTAATTGCAATGCAGACTGCAACTACTGCTGTAGCAGGATCTGTTACTAAAAGAGTTTTAAAATCTCAAGGATTATCTACAGATGACATTGATTTTACTGTATCTAATTTAGCTAAAGGAGTTGGGGATGTAGCAAAGCTGTATGCTTCTATGATAAATCCAATGGCAGATAAGAGAAATAACAAACTTTACAATCTACTAAAAAGATTTAATTATTTACCTGACAACTATGACTATGCGGTGGATGATAGAGACCTGCGTAAACTTAAATCACCACTGCTTCGTTACTCTAATCTATTTGTTTTTCATGCGTTTCATGAGCACTGGGGACATGCGGTATTACTATCTGCGCAAATGCATAAATTAAAAATGCCAGATGGTACTAGTATGTGGGATAATTATAATGATGATGGTACATTTAAAGAGTTTAAAAAAGATGGCTCTAGAAATATAAGAGGTATTAGAAAAGGAAGAACACCTGCAGAAGATCAATTTATTGGTGAGCTTACTGCTGAAGAACTAAGTAGGTTTTATAAAGCAAGTACGTTAATACATGGTTCGTACAGATCTTGGGAAAAATCTGCAATAGAAGCTTACGCTCTGGGGCAATGGTTTTTACAGTTTAAAAAATACTTACCTGCAATCTTATTTAGAGAGTGGGAAAGTAGACATGAAGATTTTAATTTAGGATACTATAAGTATACTGATGAAAATGGTAATAAAAATAAAGAAAAAGTTACTATTGATGGTCAAGAAGTGGAATTAGATGTAATGGAATGGAATTCTGCAATACATGAAGGTAGAGCTAGAGTTCTTGGTAAACTTTTATTAGCTAGCGTTGGTGTTAAAGCTTTTAGAAATAATGCGGATATGGGCGACTATAAACTAAGCTCTCTTAGCGGTAGAGATCAGTTAGGGGCAATAGCTAGCGGTACTAGTATAATATTTTCTGCGTTAATGATGCTTGCTCTTAGTTCGTTCTACGAGGATGATGAAGAAGATCCATTTGCAAGAAGATTTGGGTATCTTGCATCTGACGGATTACAAGGATTTAACCCACGAGAAGTACTGCGTACGGTAAAAAACCCTGTTGCGGTAATTACTCATCTAAATAATAGTGCGGATGGTTTAGGTCAAATGATTATGTCTGGAGTTACTGGTGATTATACTAGAGAAGGAAAATTAAAAGGACAAAATCAATTAATGAAGACAGTTCCATTCTTATCTATACAAGCAGAGCTTGAAAGATACGACCTTATAGGAAAGAATAAATAAGAAAGGGGGCACAAGGCCCCCTAAATTATTTTACACAAACGTAATTATTAATTACTTCTTTCTCTCTATTGCCATTTTAAGCAAGAGTAGGTATCCTATAAGATCCATAACAGTATCTTCTGTCTGGTCATTAATACCTTTATTTTTTATTCTCATTATCTTATCATCCATGCGGACAAGTAAAGATTCTACAGCATCAAGCTTACTAAATATATTTGCAGGTTCAAGAGCGCTATTTCCATAGGCTTTGTTCTTTTCCTTTAATAAATCAGTTACAGATTTCGTAACTTTGTCTAGGTGCCATGCAAAATCTACATTCTCAGGGACTTGCCAAGTGCTATTTGTCTCCCAATTAGGTGTATTACATGCTCCAGCATCTACTAACTGACAACAATCTTTTCTTACGTAAAAAGAATACTGAGTTGTATCTGCATGTTTGCATCTATACTCATCTCTTTTTTCTTCTATTACTTGGTATACATTTCCAACCACGGCGCCTCGTGCGTCGCATTCTTTTGTTATTCGTACATAATAATCTTTCATATCTAGAATTTTTTAGAGACAGTTCCTCCCTCTTTCTTAATAATTCCTCCAAAGCCTTTGCCTTCTCTTACAGAGTCGCCGTAGGTTTTGCATTTATTACAATAAGATTCGGGATAAACTACCTTGTTATCTATTACTTTAATAGTAGTGCGGGCTACAGTGAACTCCCCACACTTACATTTAAATTTGGCCATACTACTATTATATTATCTCCCATCAAAATGGTGTTTTGTCTAACGGTCTAGGTAAAGGATCACCACAAAATTCAGCCCAATTAATAGGCTTATCTATCATTTTATTAATAGTACTAAAATGCCTACAGGTAAAAAATCCTGCTTTACCACCAGAGTAAGACTCTGCGGCCGGGTGAGCAGCCTTTAGTATTTTGTTATCTCCTTTTATAAACTGTTCGTATTCTTGAGCTTTCTTGCCCCACAGCACAAATATAATATTATCTTTTGTATTTGACAATAGATGAATAAAATCTTCTGTAAATGGTTTCCATAGGGGCACATGAGAGCCGGCTTTGCCTTTCTCAACAGTCAATGCTGTATTCAGTAGAAGCACGCCTTGCTTAGCCCAAGATTCTAAACTATAATCAAAGTCTACACATAAAATACCTAAGTCAGTTTCTACAGCTTTAACTATATTTCTTAAACTAGGACTTACTCTAGACCCTTCATTTATATTACCAAAACATAAGCCGGTTGCGCTTCCGTCGTGGTATGGATCTTGTCCAAGTATTACTACTTTAACGTCTTTCATTTGGCACATCTTAAAAGCTCTAAATGTTTTAGTTGTGTCAGGATATATCTTTTTAAATGCTTTTTTACATTCTTTAAGTTTTCCCCCTACAGTTCTAAAATAATCAGAACTAATAATAGGGTCAAGTAAAGGATACCAATCCCCTACTTGACTTTCTATTGCTTTACTCATTGTATGTATTTTTGTTTATGTTAAACTCTTCAAATAAATCAATGTCTTCAGAGATCTTCACACCAAGAAGTTCTTCTAAGTGTTCTTTGCGTTCTATTGTTTTGTATATTATAGAAGCAATGCCATCATCTAAATTTAAATCATGAAATTTTCTAATTCTACCTTTTAGCATATTAGATATAACAGAATATTTACTTTTAATTATTAAGTTAAAATCATCTACATAGCATTTAGGTATATCAAAACATACAAATATTTTATTATCTGTATATTCTATATTTTTAAAATTTCTAAATATTTGAAAAGCTGTAATTAGTTTTTTAAACACAGGGTCTTCTTTTTCCATATTAATATATAGTAGTCCTATACAGTACTCTTTATTATAATATGAATAAACTTGTAAAAGATACTCTTCCATATAATGATCTTTATCTCCAGGTAACATGGGTAAAATCATATGATATGAAAGAGTATATTTTGTCCCTGTCATTTCTGTTAAAGTTAATCCTTCTATTCCCACAAGTCTTCTGTATTAGTAGGGTTCTTGTAGTATATTTCAAAATCAAATAACTTGTCATCCTTTATGTAAGGAGCGGCAAGTTGTAGGTCTTGAATTATGTGCACTAGATTAAACGTTTCCGCAAATCTATTTACACCTTCAACAATTCCAAACTTATCTACGTACACTTGTACTACAGCTTGAGCAGGTGACAGTACACCGGGTATATTATCAATAAGCTTATCAGCTGTTTTAGGACCCAATCCAGGAATACCAGGGATACCATCAGTACTATCGCCCATAAGAGTCTGTTTCCATAAGAATTTTTCTGCATCTGTATGACTTGTTGTTACAAACTCTGATTTTTGATAGTTATAATGTGTACCAGGTACTTGAAGAAGTACATCTTTATCAGGACTGCATATTACTGTCTTTTCTATAAACTCGCTTGTCTTTTTATAATGTGAAGCAGCTATAGCAACCAAATCATCAGCTTCTAGACCGGGGCAACTTTTAAAGTTCCAAGGAGCTTGCTGTACATATGCTAGTAATGCATAGTAAATTGGGGGTTTAGGTGATCCACTTCTGTTGTATTTGTATGGTTTTGATTTAGCGATTTCATACCTAAAGCATTTGCCTTTTGTAAGAAATCCAATGTATCTATCACAGTTTGTTTTATTTAATATGTCTATTATTCTATCGTGTATTCCTTGTATAGCCTCTTCTAGGGTTGGTTTACCCATCTCAAAATACAGTAGGCTATCTGCATCTATAATTGCAATTTTATCATTCATCTTAATAGAATTTAATTGGTTAAGACGTAAAAAGGGGAGCGTTAACTCCCCTATCCACATCATAAAAACAAACACAAAATACTACAAAGATGTAATCTCTGCAATATCATTTTTTATTTTATTTACATCAGCTGCGTATAACTTAACAGCTTCTGCTTTCATCTCTTCCCACTCTTGATCTGTCTTAGCAGCATAAGTAGAACTATGATATATAGAACCATTTACACCTGCAAGAGAAGAATGTACAAAGTATTGTATACATCTGATTGCGCCTGTATCATCGTCAGGTACTGCACCAATATGCATTGGGTCAACAAAGATGTTGTGAATCTCACCACTGTAGCAATTGATATACTGCAGACCACCAAAGTGTAAACCTTTAACACAAGATCTATCATCATTTGTATTCACATAAGACCAATCTGGTAATCTGTGTGTACAACCAACTTTGATAAAGTGTCCCGGCTTAACATAACCATTAGGGCCTTCACAGTAAAATGCATCACCACTTGAACCCATCATAGCAGGCTCAAACAATCTATCTTCTACATGTTCAGGTAAGCCACCTTCTTCTATCTCACCAGTGTCAATGTTAAACGTTCTTTTGTAACGATCAACTTCTTCGCCAGTCTCTGCGTCATATGCATGCATAATCTCACGAGATACTTTGTAACCATTAAGTAAACCTTCGTTAGTAATCTTCATCTGATACATAGTAGCTCTACGCTCAGCAATCTCTTCACTAAGTCCGTGCTCCTCTATTAAGGTTTCCTTAAGTGTAGGATGTACATACTCTAGATTAACAAAGTTAAAGAATTTTGTAGAAAAAGTTTCTCCGTTACCATTTTCCATCTTTTCAGATAAAATAGGGTTACGTAAGAATCTAATCCACATCTTTATTAGAGGCATAAATTCTACTCCTTTGTCTAATGAAGTAAGTATTCTGTCTACTAACGCCTGCGGCATAGGTACACTAGATACTACATCATTATGCTTAAGAAAGAATTGACCTGTAGCTTCATTTACATGAATCATAGGGCACTCAGTTTCTACAGTTGTTTTGTAGTCTTGGATGGTAAGCTTAGCAAACTCTTCCATGAGCGCATTGTACTCATCCATAGTTGTAACAGACTGTTGTCTGTCAGATAACTCCATCATTTTACCATATGTGTCTTCGGAGTAGTTGACACTGAACGGCGTGTCGCCGTATGAACCAGATATTTGGTTCTCAATAACATTAATTGTAATCATGATTAATTAATTAATTAGGGTTAAAAATACTATAAAAATTTTATTTATACAAGGAAATTTAAGGGAAAATATACCCTACCACCTAGTTCCGATAAGTGGTAGGGAATTTTCTGAGACTAAAGCGCGCTTCTTCTAGGTCTCCCGCTTATAAAGGGTCTGCGTGAATCTGATTGTTACCACCATTATTGGTGCTTGCTGTAACATTTTATGAATTCCCCTTTATTTCCAATCTAACCTATCCTTAGCGTCTAGGTAGACTTTAATTTCCTTGATCAGGTTTTGATCTAGGTCTGTTTTAGTATCAGGTTGAAATTGTATCTCACCAATACTATCTAGTAGTGTGTGTACACCTTCAGACCACTCTTCAAGTTCATCAAACTTATCCATCAACTCTTGGTCTTGGCCAATAGCTTCTGTAATGTCTAATACAAACAACTCACGACTCTTTTGCTGTATAGCAGCGGCGTCGTCATTGTCTTTACAAAAGTTATGCATTTCTACAATCTTCTCAATTGCAGGAAAGATCTCTTCTTTCTTAATCCACTGACCTGATCTAACATCTACGTTAGCTGCTTCATAAACAGCTGAGTATTTATCATACAAGTCCTGGTTAATGTCCTTAAGACAAAACATGTAGGTTTTATCTTTAATACTCTGCATCTTATCTGCAGTGTACCACTTAATTGCATGTTCATCCATAGTGTAGCCTCCATTAGGTGTTAGTTGTAAAAAGAATTCAGATATGTGCTTAACATTAGGATTCATTGTAATGTGTCTAACATTACTTTGTGAAACTCTAATGATCTGCGGTGTATCCCAGTCAAAGTTGGTATTGTGTCGTATAGTACCGTCATCTTTAGTTTCAGTACTTGGGATAGCCCAGCTTTTAAATTTACCTTTGTTAGCACCATAAGTATCTTGAAATCTAACAGGTGGTGTATCAAAGAAGAATACTCTATCATCTGTTACAAAGTGTGCAGAATGAGCATCTTTATACACTTGAGATTGATGTGGAGCAAAAGCATGTATCATACTACAAGCTTGCATTAGAGTGTTATCATCTTCAGCAGTACCATAGTAAGTAGTACGTTGAGTCTTCATAAGATCTTTTACCTTTGGCTCAATCTTATCTCTAATGTAACGTTTGTCACTACCAGAATTATGCCAGTGTTTGTCGTTGTGTCTAAAAGTGTATGCAACCATACGTTCTTCTATCTTACGACGTTCAGCTGGTGTAATGTTCTCAAACTGTGCAATCTCTTTAGCTTTAGCAATCTCATCTTTCCACTCTTCTAACCACTCTTCATCTACTTCCATGTCGTCATAGTTACGACTGTGAGTAGACTCAGCAATTAGCTCAAGAACTCTAGCACGTTTAGCAATACGCCTAGCATGCCTCTTTTTGTTCTCAGCAGAGTCAAGAGTAAGACCAGAGCCAAACTCTGAAGACTTAATACAAATAATAGGACCTTCACACTGATCAATAAGATACAAATCTTTAGTCTTGCTATGATTCTCTTCGCCCATGATAAAGATGTTATTCTCTCTAAGTTGGCTGTAGTTCTCAATAGCAGTTCTTTCAATAGTATCATCACCACTTCTGTAGTCTCTAGATTTAGTTATAACCTCAGCTTTCATACCTGCAAATAATAACTTTACAGATTCATTCTTAAGTCTAGGGTCAGGACCAAATTTAGGCTTAATAGCTTCTTTATCTATAATGTTAGATAATCTACCAAGTACACTACCGCTATCAGCTTTAGTCAAAACTTGTCTACAAGCTAGCAACCAAGAAATAAAATCTGTTTGCTTAAGCTCGTCCTGCACAATCTCAGTAGCTTCTTCAGCTGCTGCAGCAATTACAGACTTAATGTATGCTTTAGTGTTCTCATTCCATATCACCTTCTCACGAGACGGCGTTACATCAACACCCTCTTGCAATACAATCTCTTCACCAGTATCTGGGTCATTGATTACTTGTCTAGCTGGGCATTTGAATGCAATTGGTCCCCACATCTGTTGTAGCTCCAACTCACGGAAATCAACAAAGCCATAGTTAACACCTGTTGGTGATCCTACGTCTTTAGTCAATACAATGTGCGGTTTACTAAACATATATGTATCAGAAATAATTAAGTTGTCAGAGTTATGCATAATCTCAGGATGAATCTTTTCTTCCCTTTGATAGTCATCTTCTGCAATTCTTATAAATCTAATCTCAGGCATATACATCAACTGCTCTTCAACTGCCTCGCGGTAGTCACGCCTGTGATGCTTCTTTACACCAAATGATACAGTAGTACCATTCATAGCAACTGTAGGTACATAGTGCACTTTCGTTCCATCGCTAAGTACAATATGCGGATTAGCTGAGCCAGATACCGGGTTAAATGCAGGTATAATAAAGTCAGTCTTGTAATTGTAACAATTCATCTTGAACCTCTTACCATTGTGTATAGTCTCTATTGTGTAGAAATCCACACCAGTAGACAATGCAACCTTAGCACCAAGGCCAAATGCACCAAAGTTCTCAGCTGTGTTACGTTTTGTAGAGTAACCAAGTTCTAGTATACCCTCAAGACGACGTTCACCAATACCAATACCGTGGTCAGTAATACTAACTACATCACAATGGCCCGTTCCTTCGTTCTCTTTGTATGTAACTATTACACTGTTATTCTCTGTATCTAAATGCTTTAGGTCGTAATAGCTAATATCAAAGTTACTATCACTGTACTGATCGCCGTGGCGTTCAATGTAATAGTCTTCTTGTTTTGCTTTACCAGTTAATATTTCTATAGCCATCTCTTTCTCACGCTGTGCGTCGGCGCCATTGGTAGCCAACTCACGTACTGTAGACGGAATAGGTGTAGAATATTGTGTTGACTGTAATATGTCAAACACCATCTTCTCAGCGCCCTTGTTAATTTTCTTAGCAAGGCCTTCAGATCCTTTAATCTGCTTGTCAATTGTTTTTATACTCATAGTTGTAAAATAAAAAAGGGAGCTATTTGCTCCCTAGTTGGTTAATTAATTCTATTGTTTCTAATACCTGCTTCTGATTCTTAGGCAGGTAGAGTACGGGAGGATCTCCCAGTTTTTGTAGATAATTTTTAAATAGCTTCCATTTTAAAGGAAACACGTCATTAGCAAAACCTTTAACTTCAATAATCCATTTACCATTAGGGTCTACAAAATCCGGTGTGTATGTAATATCTCTGACTTTATCAGCGTTATTTATGTACTCACCTTTTGTAGCACGTTTGTTGCTAGGTTCAATACTATCTTGTTCAAAGCGAAAGCCTTCCATAAGGACATACTTTCTTTCTTCATACAAAGATTTTATTCCTGCCTCTTCTAATTTTCTATACGTAAAGAGTTCAAGCTTAGATCTAAACTTGATTCCTTTGTATACTTTAGAAACTGCGTTCCTAACTTTCTTATTGGTTGTCTTCTTGCGTCTTTGCACGTGGTATCATTAAGTTATCGTGGTAAAAATCTTCATCTATATCCTTTATTAAATCTATTAACTCTCTTTCTCTTTCTTTAGCAGCTTGTTTAGTGCCTAAGTCAAGTGGAGTTTTAGTTCCTAAATTAGCGTAGATTCTTACAGTCTCTTCTAAAATAATATCTATCTTCTTTTTTGTATCTTCTGTCATGTTTGTAATTTTATAAGTGTTTGTAGTCCTTCTACTCTTCCAAAGTGCGCTATATAATCTGATGGATCTTTTATCTCGTATAAATCAGGAATAACAATGTTTCGTAAGTGGTACTTTGTACAAATTTTACTTGCCATTGACTGTCCAGGATTATTAACGTTGTCAAAATCATTATCATAAAATACTGCTACTTTTTTGAAGCGCGCTTGGAGTTCTTTGATGGTTTCTTCTTCGGGCATTTGCATTTCTGATTGCAAGGCGATTGCGGGGATACCCATCTCGAACAAGCACATAACATCTTTGAGACTACTAGTAATAATGCAGAGATCTCCTCTTTTAGCACACTGATTATAACCTTGTATATGTTTTTTATTAGTGTTACTAATCCATTTAATTTCTTCATAAGGTGAATATATTTTATATTTAGTCCCTATCTTGTAAGCGTAACTTAAGTTACAGCTAATTCTACTATCATTAATCCAATAGTGAGAAATAGGTTGGACGTCAAAAATACGTAAAGTTTTTTTACTAATCAAATACTTTGACCAAAACTCTGCATCTTTTTCCATCCAGTCCCTAGACTTTTTCTTTATTATTACTACCTTTTTAGTAAATACTTTTTTAGAAGACCTCATTCCTAGTACGCCTCGTGTAAAATCCATCTCTGCTTTATTTGAGTGTAAGTTTAAAGCAAAATCATTATCAATAATTTTTAAAGCTTCAAAGAAACTACAATTATATAAATGTTCTACATATTTAAAACAATCAAAAGAGTGATCTGGATGCCCAAAGTCTTTGTATAACAGTCTTCCATTAAACATAGATATAGCTACAGAAGGCCTAGAGTCTTCGCGTAATTCACTGCAAAAACCTACATTTAGTTCTTTAAATGAAGAGCAGTAGTAACTAAATATATCAATTTCTCTAATTTTTGAGAGAACCGTTTCTTTTGATAGATGGTCCTCACTGTTTCTACTTTTAATCATAAGCTTGCAAATTTAAATAAAAAATGGGGAGCTTTTACACTCCCCATCATAATTAAGGTACGCCCCGGGTTCAAACCAGGGCCCATAGCACCAGTGCGTACGTTAGTGCAGAACCGTTCCAAGAGGTAATACCTTATACCCAGTCATCATCTTCTGATACTGCAGTTTCAGCATCTGGTGTTACAACTGCTAACTCAGGGCTAAATATTCCCCATGATAATGTTGTGTCAAACTCAGCGTTGAATGCGCCGTAATCATCGTTAAGATTCTTAACAAATACATCGTCTCTCTGCGGTTTAACTCTACCAAATACTTTAGTGTATATAGATTGGTATTTACCATCTTTTACACCCACAAGTAGTCTTACTTCATTGTTTTCTAGCAGTTTAACCAAAGCTTTTATTTCAGATACATCACCTTTAACAATCTTAGCAATACTATCAAATGATACTTCGTCGCCGTTAGCTACATTGGCCCAAGCCTTAGTAAAGTTGATAAGAGTTTCCTCACCAGTTAGTGCTTTACGTAGTCCGTCCATTTTGTACCAATCGTACTGCGGTTCGCCATCTGCCCAAGTAGACTGACCAATAGAGTTCATCCACTGATTTTTACCTGACTGAGATACTCTCTCGCTAGCGTTCATTAATATTTCAAATCTAGTAGCAAGGTCATCATTCTTAACCCAAAAGGTTAATTTAAAATAATCTGTACCGTTTATATCTGCAAAATAATTAGGATCAGTTTTTAACATGATTCCATTCTCGTGCAGTTCTGCCAATGTAGGGTTTACTGCAATTATTTTAAAGTTACCAAGTCCAGAGTATAATTTAATACCTCCGCCTGCTACTTCTTTGTTACTGTCGTTGCTTTTAATAGCCATAATAAATAGTGTTTAATAATTAATAGTCAAATTCATCTGTGTCATCCTCTTGCTCAAACTTCTCTTGTAGTTCAGGCGTAGCTTCTACAATCATAGATGCTTCTTGATGTACATCTACATCATTGTCAATAGCATCCTGAGTTCTTAGATCAGCTCTATTGTGAAAGTCTTCAGCTGGTGTAGTTTCCACAGGGATACTAGTTTGATTAGGATCTACAGTAGTAGTATCATCAACAAAGTTAAAAGAAAGTTTACGTTTCTTCTTAGCTTTCTTACCTTTTAGATTAGGGTGTTCAAACATTTGTTTTACTTCCCAAGTATCTAAACTGTACTTGTCTTTAATACCATTACGATCAATCCCATTGTCTAGATCAGCAAGAATCATAGAGATAGTAATAGTTTGAGGTGTTTCAGTTTGTTGCGTATTCTCGCCAGAGTGTTGTGTTTGTGCTTCAATCATGATTTTTTAATTAAGCGGTTAATCAATAAATATTTTAGACCAGTCTAAGGGCATGGTCTCTCCCTTCAAGTGATTACAACGAGAGCCTGCAGTAATATCATCCAAAGAATTAAATGAGACCATAGTCTTATCATCTTCTCTGTAAATATAACCAACAGCATCTGCATTAGCACACGTAATTTGCTTGATCTTACCAGTCAAATCTAGGTCCTTTACAGCAACCTCTTTGCCTTTCTTCTCAAGCATTTTGTCCTTTAGGTGACCAACTAAGATAATGTGATCTGCTAGTGTGTTTAGTCTGTCTATCCATTTTTTGTAGGCTATACGTAAGTATAAGTAGCCAGCGCCATTAGGCAATGATAGGACTGATGCACCAGGGTTCTTCTGATCAAAGTTTTTACCCATAGGAGTTTGCATATAAATAACTTTTGCTTCAGATTCACACCATTCCTCAAGTTTTGAGATAGTGTCAATAGCAATGTATTTATATGGTCGTTTTTGTTTGATTATTTCTTTACCTAGGTCAGCTAGTTCTTTCAAGTTGCTCACTTTTACTTTTAGTGCGTCAACCATGTCAGATCCATCCTCCAAGTCAATAATTAAACAATCTTTTAGTTGTGATAATACTGTAGTCTTACCAATTTTTGGTGGACCATATATTATCATATTCTTAGGCGATTTACGGCTCGCCTTAACCACTTTTTTAGGTAATTCCATAATTATTTATAATAGTTTAAAGGTTCTTTCTTGTTTGATTTTGACATATCATCTTCCATTTGTAGTAAAGTTCTAAGTAAAACCCTGTG